CCGGTGGCGTGCCGCCGTACCGGCTCGACTGGTACAAAAATGGCGTCCATTCCGGTCTGAGTAACGCCACAACCGCCATTGATTTCAGTAATGCCAAGGCAAGCGAAAGCGGACACCGCCAGGTGATCGTAACAGATGCCGTCGGCGCGACCATTGTTTCAACTGTCTGTGACGTAGAAATTAGTTAACCGGAGCGCCGGGTAACCGGCGAAAAAATTCATGGGTAAAAACATTCGCGAACTGGCGCCGGCCAGACTGTCCGGGTTCC